CTCACGCTCTACAGATGGTTCGACTTCCACTTTGCATTCGGTTTTTTCGTTGTCCGGAATTGCCGTTTCCACTGCATCAGTTTCTGGTACTGGCGACGAGAGAGTATCAGTTGCGCTCTGATTTCTTCCTTCATCTTCAAACACGCCCTTTGTAGTCAGGTATTCAGTAATGTATTTGTTCAGTGCCACAGGGTCTTTGTGAATGTCGATCGGACGTTCACGGACAAGGCCAAAAATAGTCTGGCGGTCGTAGCGAAGGGCATCAGGCTGTTTGCGCATTGATGCCGAGATACGCTTCCAGTCTTCGCGGTCGTTGTCGATAACTTCATTTTTTGCCCAGCGATGGATGCTGCCGTCAATGTTTCCGGCATCCACATCACCAGGCCAGAGAGCGTAGGCCAGTTCGTCATCCAGTGTTTTCCATGTCTGCTTGTATTCGCGATGAGTGGCAGCAATGACCGGGCTGATTTTTCCTGTTGAATTTTCAGTGTTCTGTTGATTGGCTCTGGCGCGGGCGAGATCAACAACAGACGTGTATTTTCCGGTTTCCTTGCGTTCACCTTCGCGACGTTTTTTCCAGATGCGCATCTCTGCCTGAATTTCGGGCCATTTGGCACCAGGCTTACATTTATGCTTAACCCACCCGATGGCATGCAGCTTAAGCTCCGGATACATGGCGTTAACTTCTGGCATTTTCATCAACGCTTCAACGATATGTCCGTCGAATGTTGCCATGTCTTCCTGCAACAATTCCTGCGCGCTAATCACCATATCAACGGTGATGTTTTCACATGTGTCGAACTTAACCATGACAGCGTTCTGTACTTCAGGGGCCAGCTTGTCAAAAGTGACGTTCATCGGATCTGATTCAGTCTCAACCGGGACAAAGGAAGCAGACTCCTCATCCCAGCGGTTTTCCTGCATATATTCAGCATCCCAGGAATCGAGGGCAGGGCGGGGTATACCGGGTTTATCCTCGCAAACAAGAAATTTATAAGCGCAGTCCTGAGCAGCCGGATAATGTTCCAGGAATTGCCAGTGAAATTTTGCGCGGGCGCGACGTTCATCACCGGCTTCAATGGCAGTGGCTACAGCGACTGCACCTTCTTCCTTTATTGCCTGTTCGTCCGGAATGGCGGCGCAAATAAAGACTTTACTCATTTTGTTTTACCTCATTACAGATTTAAGGGTGAACAAATCCCTGCCATTGCTGGCATATAAGAATGAAATCGGATGTTTATTACGGAACTGTTTTAAAGACCTGCCGGGATTTCGTTATTATCCTGGTGAATAACTTTATCGACCGGGTAACAGTTACCGGGAATTTTCTGTTCGGTTGCTGCAGTCACACACTCCTGCATTGTCCTGTGAACACTGACTGCAATATCAACTGGCTCTCCGGAAACAAGAAAAACTGTCAGAACAAGTGCAAATGCTGTATTCATTGCCAGCATCCTTTTTGTATCGGACGTAAACGGGCCAGCATTGAAAGAATGCATATTTTATTTAATAACTCCCGTTCGTGTTTTCTCTTGTTAATGGCATCTTCAGTAAATACAGGGTTACTGATAGTGACACCAATTTCAAAACAACCTTCAGACGTATTAACGTTTGGTAATAACGTTTCCATTATCGCGTCCTCAACAATGAATTTTGTGATGCGGTGCCTGGTGCCTCCAGGTGACGTTAACCAGTTAACAATTAACGCCGGATACAGAGAATCCACCCATAACACTGTTTTTGGTTTTAACTGTTCCGCGTGCGCTCAGCCGCATTCACCGCATCACAAAATTCACTTTAAAAAGGGCGGCAGAGCAGTCACGGAGTAAAACTGATACCGCCAAACGTCACCAGAAAATTGATAACAGAGGGCGTTGCAGCGGGGTTGTCACTTAAGCGTATGGTCAACCTGACAACTCGGTGTCCTCAACGGGGAAGGAATAACCCCGCCATACTTACCGCCGCGCCATTTCGCGGGTTGCCACAACCGGAAGCGCACGGTCGAATTAAATTTAACGACACCGTACAGTGAGACGAACTTCGCCGTGCGCTTTCGTGTTGTATGCCTGCTTTTAACCACGTCAGGCGAGGTGGTATCCTTCTTATCCCGAATAACCAAGAAGGAAATCTATATGACTAAAGAAGAATTTGTCTCTTATATTTTTGATAAAACGGTTGAAATGTATGCCGCTACTTACGGGTCCTGTAATCCTCTGAATAAACCAGAGGGGAAAGATGATTTCGACAAAATTTACCGCTTCTTGGAGGACCGCTATATCAAAAGGTTAGAGGACGCAGGGATCAAATCCCCAGTGAAGTCACCATTGTCCTGAGAACTTGCAGGACGTCATGATCGTAACTTCCATCCAAACCGCGACGGCAAATTGCTTCTCGTATTACCGGAAGCAGTTCGCTGGAAATCTCGGTGCATATTTCACCTGATAATACGCCTGGCTCAAGTGAGAATATTGGTGAACTTACGGTCTTGGTCTCGACAGTTTCAGAGTCAGTGCCAACATTATAAAGCTCAACGAAAGCGGTCTTGATTTTCCGGGCCAGATCTTTTGCTGGCTCGCTTGCAATATCTTTCCCGATTTCTCGCAGCACAGAATGCAATGTATGAGCTGCTGTTTTCTGTACATCAGACGGTAAATCTTTAAATTCCATCGTCAGCCTCATCAGTCAGTGTTTCTGGCTAACCAGCAACGCGCGCCAGATTCGGTTTTAAACGTTTTGCTTTTGGTATATGTCATCGCGGTGAACGTACCGTCCTGGTTGGGGAACACGCCACATACCAGAGATTCGCTGTTGCCAAGATCGATAGTATCCATGCTGACCTCATTTCCCCTTAACGCCGGGGTAGCGGAACTGTTTGCTGAGAACACCGTGCGGTGTCTTGATGGAAGTAATTTAGTTTTCTCATTATTTTTCGTCAAGGTTTTTTGATGAGAAAACTCAAGTATTGGCGCAAGATAAAGCCAATACATTGAAATGTAAGGCTTTAAAATTTTGTGAAGGGATGATTATTGATGCTTGTTGCGTTTGCGAGCCTCTAATAGCTCGGTGAACAGGCGATTAAAATTCTCAACGCGGGCGCGGAGTTCGCTGAGTTGTGCTTGTTGCTCTGATTTAGGAAGTGCGCGATACAAACGCAGCATCTCTAACTCATCTTCCGATAAGTCTAAGGCACTATCGAGTGAAACAGGGGGAGCTGGTGTTTTGTCCTCGTCGCCAAACAGTATCCAGGTTGGTGAACATTGCAATACCTCGGCGAGGCGATGCAAATTTTGCCCGCGCGGGGCTGTATGGTCACTTTCCCATAATGAAATTGATGAGCCAGATACGCCAGCAGCTTTGCTTAAACCGTTTTGACTTAAGCCTACCTGCTTACGTCTTTCTCTAATGCGTTGACCTAAAGTTTTCTCGTTCATATTTAGATATCTTAATAACCCTTGACTTGAGATTCCTTGAGTGATTAGCATTGAGAAAACTCAATATTGGAGGTGCGATGTTTAAATCAGACGTAATTAATTTTTACGGTACGAAAGCCAAAGTAGCGAAAGCTGCTGGCGTTGACCCATCTGCTGTTTCTCAATGGCAAGAGCTGGTTCCTGAAGGTCGCGCGATGCGTCTACAGGAGGCATCTGGCGGCGAGCTTCTGTATGATCCCAAGGTTTATGACGAATATCGTAAGACGAAGCGGGCGGGGCGGTTGAACAATGAAAATCACTCCTGAACAGGCTCGTGAGGCTCTGGATGCCTGGATATGTCGACCAGGAATGACACAGGAGCAGGCGACGATATTAATCACTGAAGCATTCTGGGCTTTGAAAGAGCGCCCGAACATCGATGTTCAGCGTGTCACAGATGAAGGTGGCGCGGTTGATCAGCGAGCGCTTGGCGTTAATCGAGTGAAGATATTCGAACGCTGGAAGGCTATCGACACTAGGGATAAGCGTGAAAAGTTCACGGCGCTAGTGCCTGCAATTATGGAGGCTATCCGGATTAATGATTTCAGGTTGTATCGTGAAATTAGTGACGGAAAAAGCATCACGTACATGATCGCCGGGTTAAACAAAGAATATGGCGATGTGGTGGAGTCCGGACTGCTTTTTGCTGATCCTGCCGTAGTGGATCGTGAAACTGACGAACTTATAGAAAAAGCAATTGCTTTCAAACTTGCGTATCGACAGCAATACCAACAAAAAGCTGGATGGAATTATGAGCCTTCTTTTTGCTGAACGCCCACTGGTTATAAACACACAGCTTGCGATGAAGATTGGCTTAAATGAAGCCATTGTGTTGCAGCAGTTGCATTACTGGTTGAGAGATACCAATTCCGGCATGGAATGTGATGGTGTTCGCTGGATTTACAACACAACGGAACAATGGCTGGAACAGTTCCCATTCTGGTCAGAGTCAACGTTAAAGCGCGCGTTTGCAAGTCTGAAAACGCTGGGGCTTTTGCGTTGTGAAAAGCTCAATAAATCAAAGCGCGATATGACCAATTTCTACACGATCAACTACGGGAGCGAGCTTTTAGATGGTGGCAAATTGAGCGAATCCATCGGTTTAAAATGCGCCGCTCCATCAGGTCAAAATGACACGATGGAAGAGGTCAAAATGAAACGCTCCATTGGTTCAAAACGACCCAATGTCATCGGGTCAAAATGGCCTGATGATCTTACAGAGAATACAACAGAGATTACTACAGAGAATAAAAACACTTTTCGTCCGGAAGCTTCGCAACCGGACCCGCAGACCGCTGAACAGGATTTTTTAACCCGGAACCCCGACGCGGTTGTGTTTAGTGCGAAAAAACGCCAGTGGGGTAGCAGGGAGGATTTGGCGTGTGCGCAGTGGATTTGGGGGCGGATCGTGAACCTTTACGAACAGGCTGCCAGCGACGATGGAGAGATCATGCGACCAAAAGAGCCTAACTGGACAGCCTGGGCCAATGACGTGCGCACAATGCGGATGCTGGATGGCAGAAGCCACAGACAAATTTGCGAAATGTTTGGTCGGGTACAGCGAGATCAATTCTGGGTAAAAAACATCATGAGCCCGTCAAAACTCCGCGAAAAATGGGACGAACTGGTCATCCGCCTGGGACGTTCACCTGTACAGCGTTGTATGAATCATATTTCTGAACCGGATACAGAAATTCCGCCTGGTTTCAGAGGATAAGTTTTGATTTCAGGTCATGAGGTAATTTTAAGGGGGACTTGTGGCAAAAGTTTTTACACAAGAAGAGCGGGAAAAAATTAAAGGGCAGGTGGTGGAACTCGTGCGCCAGAGCGGTCGTGAGACGTTACGGCAACTGGAAGCTAAAACAGGTGCGACTAGATATCTGATGAGCGTTCTTGCCAGAGAGCTGGTAGCCAGTGGCGATGTATACAACTCCGGCTACGGGTTATTCCCGTCTGAACAGGCGCGTAAGGACTGGCAAAACGCCCGCAAAAAACTATCGAGGGCAAAGGTGAAGAAAACAGCTGTGGTTGATCCGGACCTTATCTGGTCGTTACCTGATGGAGAAATACGTCGCTACGACAGTCGCCTAAACATAATCTGTCGCGAGTGCCGGATGAGTGAAGTTATGCAGCGCATACTGGCATTTTATCAGGGATAATGTTAGGTATTTTAGACGTTACTAGATTAAAAAGCATTAGTTCAGGAGTGAATTGACATTCTCATTTTTCATGGCACAGGGTAGATCTGGCGTGGTTGTCCGCTTTGTGCCAGAAGCGGACGTTACAATACAATCACTATGCTAATGCGCATTGATATGTGATATAACAATAATCAACCGTTCAAAAAGGAGCATTTATATGAGCAGGATGATAATTGATACAAATATTCTTTACTCACTAGTTGGTCTGTCGACAAACCAAAAAATAATTAACTCCCCTATAGATCAATTCAAATTATCCATTACGACACCATCACTCATAGAAGTGATCTCTAAATATTGCAATGACTTAGGGGCTGTAAAAAAATGCATTAGCCCAATCATAAACGGAAATATTGAACTAATTAGCATTGGTCATACTCCAATCTCAAATGAATTTCTTTATAGGTTGCATTTTTCAGACAAAATAGACGAAGTAAAAGATATTATTGATAATGTTAGAGCACTAAAAATATCTAGAGAGGCTGAGTTTTATAGGTTCATACTCATACTGGTTGTCTCTGGTTTGTTTGAGGTTATTAGAGAAGATGGATACAAGTTTGATAACGATGTACAAAATCAAAGTCAACTTAGTCTTGTGCAGACTCTACTTGAATCTAATATGGAATTAATTTTAGACTTCTTTAAAGATGAGTTGCGGAATGGATATATTAATGGAAATGAGCAGCAATCAGCTTTGAAAGCTTTTGAAACCATGCTTATCGGACTCCTACATGCTTTTCATGTCAACTATCATATGATTAAAACTGACACAGTTAACATTTCCGGAAGCCAAGACAGACTCAAAAATCTGTATGATAGTATAAAAAATGATAATTTTGATAAAAAGTTTAAAAAATATATGGAGAATCCAATATCCCTTGCCTGCAAAAAAAACACGAATCAGTAGTTGATAACTACCTGAAAGAAATGGAGGAGGGGATTTCTGGCGCTCGTGGGCTTACTAAGAATTCGTTGAGCTTTCTAATGAGCAAGGTTGAGGATGCATATAAAAATGGTCGTAAATTACGAAAAAATGACATATTTGACTTTCTAATAGTTATTTCTCTAAATATGCCAGACACTTTGATTTTAACACTTGATAAAGGTTTTTTAAAAGACCTTAAAGATCTTCACCCTAACAGCTATAAAAAGTGTCTGGATTTCGGTTTTGTAAATTAAAAATATATTGATGTAAAATAAAACGCACCCACATTTAACTTAGCTAGACTATATCCTTCAATTATTCTATCTGCTTTTTGTTAAATGTGGGGTTGCAGATGTTACGAGTCAATTAAATTTGCAAGTCAGGTAGAATTGATAAGAATTGCAATACGAATCCGTGAACATTAATGCTAACGCTAAGTATACGAAAGATATTGTAAATATACTTCTTTTTTTGTTTTTAAGTTCTTTTATTTGACAGTAGTTCCATCATTCAATTGCGTATTATCTTCCAATGCCAGTGACACTCCCTCATTATGAGAGGATTGTGGTAATCAAAAGAAAAATTAATATCACGCCAAGAATATTCGAAACCAACCCTATGGTGTTAAGTCCTGGTGATGTCATTTAGTTTGCTCTAGGTTTATTATTCAGAAAGCAAAGAATATTCGTTAAATTATTATGTTAGCTTTAATTATTAAAAAACATGTTAATTATCATCAAATGAGCACTTATCATCATTTTAGTCAAAGAGGTAGTGAGTATTCATTCTGGATCATAACTGCCTTCCTGTTTACGCTAGTGTTTTTTAAAGTCGATGTCCGCTCATCGCTCAAAGCGGACTAGAAGGTTAGCTTGTGTCGGACTTTGCGTATTAAATGACTAGTGGTTGAGCCCCATTTCCACAGAAAAAATCAGAGAAACTATACCCAATAGTTGTATTGAATCACTGACGAGACAGCCTCATATTCATCAGGACTGGTGTACGTCCAATACAGGAGGTTGTGGTGCTGGTTCTCAAATGTGCGCTGGCTATTACGGCTGTAATGGCGATTTATTGTCTTGCTATTGTTCTTATGGATCGCCTTTCTGACTGATTTCACATTGGCGAGGTAACGGTAGTTAAGTAGAATGGCTGCGGGTGCTTGAGGCTATCTGCCTCGGGCATGAACACCAACGGCAGATAGAGAAAAGCCCCAGTTAACATTACGCGTCCTGCAAGACGCTTAACATTAATCTGAGGCCAATTTCATGCTAGACACATGTAGGTTAGCCTCTTACGTGCCGAAAGGCAAGGAGAAGCAGGCTATGAAGCAGCAAAAGGCGATGTTAATCGCCCTGATCGTCATCTGTTTAACCGTCATAGTGACGGCACTGGTAACGAGGAAAGACCTCTGCGAGGTACGAATCCGAACCGGGCAGACGGAGGTCGCTGTCTTCACAGCTTACGAACCTGAGGAGTAAGAGACCCGGCGAGGGAGAAATCCCTCGCCACCTCTGATGTGGCAGGCATCCTCAACGCACCCGCACTTAACCCGCTTCGGCGGGTTTTTGTTTTTATTTTCAACGCGTTTGAAGTTCTGGACGGTGCCGGAATAGAATCAAAAATACTTAAGTAGCGCGCAGGGATAAGAGGGATGGTCCCTTAAAGGGGAGAGCTAATTATCCGGAAGGATTCTGATGATGAACATCGAAGAACTGCGTAAAATTTTTTGTGAAGATGGCCTCTATGCGGTGTGCGTTGAAAATGGAAATCTTGTTAGTCATTACCGCATTATGTGTTTGCGAAAGAATGGGGCTGCGTTAATTAATTTTGTGGATGGTCGAGTGACAGACGGATTTATCTTGCGCGAAGGTGAGTTTGTCACTTCATTACAGGCACTGAAAGAGATCGGAATAAAAGCAGGCTTTTCAGCTTTTGCAGAAGAATAAACTCATCTACAATCTTGCGCGGGGCTGAACTCCCGCTGAGTAACACCGTGCCACCGGAGAAAACCGATGGCACGCAACGTAAAATATTACAATTCTGATAATTCGCCCGTTCTTGCCTGCACGCACGAGCGGTATTCTCACGCATTCAAGTCTGAATGGTTCCAACACCCTCCATGCACTGAAGAGCAGGCTGAATGGATAATTCAGTGTTACCGCAGGCGCGGATACGAGGTTAAGAAAGCCCTTAGTCTCGACTACCGTCACTGGATAATCTCAGTCAGATTGCCTTACTCCGAACGCCCACCACGTGCGTCCCGCACTTTCCAGCAACGGATCTGGAGGTAACGTGCGGGTATTACTTAGACCTGTTCTGGTGCCTGAGCTTGGGCTGGTGGTCCTTAAGCCGGGCCGTGAATCCATACAGATATTTCATAATCCTCGAGTGCTGGTGGAACCGGAACCAAAAAGCATGCGTAATCTGCCATCCGGAGTCGTTCCTGCCGTTGGCCAGCCGCTGGCGGAAGACAAAACATTGCTGCCGTTTTTTAGTAACGAACGGGTGATTCGTGCTGCTGGCGGCGTTGGCGCATTGTCTGACTGGCTATTACGTCATGTTACATCCTGCCAGTGGCCTAATGGAGATTACCATCACACTGAAACAGTCATTCACCGTTATGGTACCGGCGCAATGGTGTTGTGTTGGCACTGCGACAACCAACTGCGTGACCAGACATCGGAATCACTGGAGCTGCTTGCTCAACAAAATCTGACAGCATGGGTGATTGACGTCATCCGTCACGCAATAAGCGGTACGCAGGAGCGGGAATTATCTTTGGCTGAATTATCCTGGTGGGCGGTCTGCAATCAGGTGGTGGATGCACTACCTGAGGCTGTATCGCGTCGTTCGCTGGGATTACCAGCGGAAAAAATCTGCTCGGTGTACCGCGAAAGCGACATCGTACCGGGA